GGATTTTTTGTTCACGGCTCTCACACGTTTGGATATCAGATAACCTATTGGGCAGCATAGACTTTCCATGCCTTTACCTAGCCGTAGAAAAAACGAAAAGAAGTCCGACTTTATGCGTCGCTGTATCGACTCTTTAGAAAAGAAAGACGAATTTTCGGACACAAAGCAGCGCATTGCCGTTTGCTACAGACAACTCAACAAAAAGAAGAAGACTAACTCATAAACCCCGTTAGGAGTTGGTCTTTTTTCCTTTTATTCGTTTTATCTCTTCAGGCAATATCTTGAAAACCTTTTCTGGTTTATTATCCATCATTAAATCTGCTGGAGTTTCACCATTAAGTTTTGCGTTTTCAGTCTTAAGCCAAACCGTCGACTGATAGTTGTTCAGGTTTTTGCTTAATGTTTCTAGTATAGATTTTTTTATCATATAGTCTTGTATTACATAATATTACACATTTTTTAAAAAAAGTAAAGTAAACCGTGTATTTATATACATGGGACCAGTACTAAATACTATAATTGGAGCGGGTATAAAACTCGGTGCAAATTTGATAAATTTTTGGCTAGAACAGAAGAAGCAGGACCAGATGGCCTTGGCTGCCAGAGACTCTGCAATGCTGAATGCCATGATAGAAAATCAAAAAAAGCAAGCTAAAGATCCGTTTGTAAAAGTCACTAGAAGAATCTTATTCATGAGTATAACTTTTACGATGTGTTTCTTGATGATTTACTATGCGTTAAATCCTCACATAAGTTATAATGTTATAGTGCCCAAAGGAGATTCTGGTAATAGCGGATTTTTTAGTTTTATTTTTGGAGGAGAAGACTGGCACATGGTCCAAATGACTGGGGGCCTTATGCTTATGTCTTTTATGGACTTATGTTTTATGGTTGTAGGATTCTACGCAATACCAAGCAAAAGACGATGAAAGCATTATTTATTAGTTTAGTTGTTTTACTATCTTCTTGTGGGCCAAGAACAATTGTTATGCCAAATGATGTAACGAGCCCTAACCCACCTCCTGGGTCGAAACCAGAGGTTAATTTTAATCATGTAGATCTTGATGGGGATGGATCCATATCAGAAAAAGAGGTTGAAAAGTATAATCAAATTAACATGATACCGCATGATGCTGCCAATGCTTGGGCTGCAGTAAAATGGTTCTCTATTTTAGGGGGTCTAGTAGTAGTATGTTGTTTCGGGCCATGGGTCGGGAAAAAAATCAAACAACAAGTTGATAGATGGAAGTTGGATTAGAGTTTGGTTATGCGCTTGCAGCTTTAGTCTCTTCGTTAGCAACAATCGCCACTGTATGGTTTAAAGGTAAGATTAAAGAAAGAAAAAATAAGGTCTTTAATTATGACCCAAACCTTCACAGCAATGTGATGACTGCATTAGAATACATGCAGGCAGAGACCGAGGCAGACAGAGTATATATTTTAGAATTTCACAATGGCGAACATTATTTTTCTGGCAGAAGTCAGCAAAAATTTAGCTGCACGTATGAAGTTGTTAATGAAGGAATCAGTAGAGAGGTTCAAGGTCTTCAGAACATTAGAGTGTCCAGCATGCACTATTTAATAAAAGATTTAGTGGAAGGTAAAACTTTCTTATGCAAGGATGTGGATGAATTTTGTGAAGATTTAAGCTTTAAATCATTTATGGAAATGAGGGGTATTAAAAGCATGTTTGCTAGACCAATAAAAACATTAAATGGAAAAATTATAGGAGTGCTTGTTATGGACTTTGTTAAGGACTATAGAACATGGGGAGATAATGCTGAAGAGTTTTTAAGCAAGCAGACAAAAATAATTAGTGGATACTTAGCATAATTGATTTTCCTTTTATTTTAATATATAATAAATTATGGCATTTAAATACTGCAAATCGTGTGGCTACAAAAATATGTTTACATTAAACCTTCCAAAATTCTGTGGAGGTTGCGGAATCGAGATTGTCTCGAGTAGCTTTTCAAAGGGTTCCACCACGATAACTAAAAAGCCTGAGAGGTCGAGGGTTAGAGTGGAAAAAGAGGAGTATGAGGATTTCGATCCAGATGGATTAGATATTTTTCAACTACCGAATATAGAAAAATTATCATATAGTATAGATTTAGATAAATCCAATAAATTAAATCTTTCGGACTTAGTGGATGTAGAACAATTTCAACAATTTAATGACCAAGAAGAAAAACCAAAGCCAAAAGCAAAGCGCAAAAAAAGAGCAAGCCGAGGCAGAGGAAAAAATAACTAACTTGTCATATGAGGACAAGTCTTCCGAAATTGATCTTGAGATAAGGAAGCGTAGAGGCAAATGGTTTCTTGACTCTCTTGCCTGGTTTGACTTTGAAGATGTTGAGCAAATAATCCGAGCCCATATATACAGAAAATGGGATCAATGGGATCAGCGCAGACCCCTAAAGCCATGGATTAATAAAATCATTACAAATCAAATGAAGAATATTTTGCGCAACAATTACAGCAATTTCGTTAGACCTTGTCTCAGCTGTCCTTTCGCAGAAAAAGCCACGGAAAGTAGCCCAGATAAAATTGCCAATCTTTGCGGTTTTACAAAAAGTGGTATGCAAGATTCTACTTGCCCGCTTTATGCAAAATGGGAAAAAACTAAAAAGTCTGCATACGACATAAAAATGGCATTAACTATAGAGAATCATTCACATGAAGTTGGATCCATGAGAGATGGCAACTTCAGCATAGAAGACTCTCAGGATAAATTAAATTTTCATATGAAGAAACAATTATCTCCGAAACAATTTACAGTATATAGTTTATTGTTTATCGAAAATAAAGACGAGGAGGAAGTGGCGAAAATTATGGGATATAAGACCAGCGAAAAGGGAAGAAAAGCAGGATATAAACAAATTAAAAATTTAAAAAAAGTATTCAAACAAAAAGCGCAAGAGATACTTAAGACTGAAGATATAATCTCTGTGAGAGAAAACCCATGGATTTAACAGAAGAACAGAAGGCTCTAATATTAGAAAATAAAGGAGTCATATCAGATCTAACTGAATTAACTAATATGGTTTTTCCTGGAGAGGGCAATCTTGACGGGAGAACAAAAGAAGGTCGTGCGGTTAGGGCATTCTTATTAGAGAATGAAATCGAATATGAAACAAAGCATGTCTACCCCAAAGAGGACATTCCTTTGACTGAAGATCAGGGCGAATTTATTTTAAACTCTGCAAAGGAGGGTATGGACAGTTTCCAAATTGCATCTATACTATTTCCAGACGCTCATGTAAAAAGAGGCGGAAGAGAGTTTATGACTGTCCATAATTACTTGGAAGCAACAAGTCCAGGCTCAGTGCATATTTCAGAAGACGTATTAACTAAAAAGTATTCTGCGCCAAAAGCTATTAGTAAAATCTTAAAAAAGATTAATGACTATTGCTCTAAAGATATAGAAGAATCAAAGCTTAATGTTGCAGAAAGAAAATCTATAGAATCTCTCGGCGGCTTTTTATCTTCTCCTAGATTTATACAGGTTATAAATAATTATGATAGCTCAGAAGATAGAGATTTATTTGAAGCAGAATTTATACGCGCGACTTGGGATAAGCCAGACTTAACCTCAGACGAAATTAATTTATATATTAATGTTTGCATGGATTATATTCATCTAAAAAATATTCAAGGAGCAATCAATAAACTTAATCGTATGTTTGATGATGCAGAAGACCAGCAGGACTTGACAGTAAGATTGGCGGAACTTTTGAAGACTAAAAGCGAAGAATATAATCAATGCGAAAAAAGAATGGAGTCTCTTATCCAAAAACTGCAAGGAGACAGGTCAAAAAGAATATCTAGTAAACATAGAGAGAACGCAAGTATACTATCGCTAGTCCAATTGTTTCAGGAAGAAGAGGAGCGAAAGGTTATGATTATGATGGCAGAAATGCAAAAGAAGGCTGCCAAGAAGGAGGCCGACAATCTGGAGTCGATGCCAGAATGGAAGGCTAGAGTTTTAGGAATATCAAAAGGAGATGTAATTTAAATGGCTAAAGAACCAGCATATACTTACGGCATAGAGATTATTAAAATCGTCGATGGAGATACTATAGATGTATTGATAGATTTAGGATTTCACATAAAAGTTAAAAAGAGAGTTCGGCTACAAGGCATCAATGCACCAGAGTCTCGCACTAGAGATTTAGCAGAAAAAAAGAGAGGTTTGGCCGCCAAAGCCAGGCTAAGAGAAATGTGTTCAGACGAAGAATTTGGGGAAGCGAAACTAGTCCTTAAGTGTCATGGTATAGGAAAGTATGGTAGAGTCTTGGGTGAAATATTTAACCACAACTGCAACCTTAATAGAATGATGGTTGTTGAAGGCTTTGCTTCTGAATATGACGGAGGTAAGAGATAGTTTTAAATGCAGGGTTTGCTCGCAGTCTTTTAAGACTGAGCGATCACTTCACGCACATCTCAAAAAACATGGGATGACTATGGCTGAATACTATACCAAGTATTATCCAAGAAACAATCTTCTTACTAGAGAGCCCCTTCCGTTCAAAAATAAAGAGCAGTATTTTAATGAAGATTTCTCTAACAGGAGACAGCTAATTAAGTGGTGTGATAAAACTGGAAGAAATGAAGTGAAGCCATACATCTTAGAAATGCTTAAAAAAAGGGTCGAGTCTAAGTCTCTAGAGTTTGGCCCATCTCATGTTGAGCTTAAAATAGCATCTATGCCAACCATAGACATATATAAAAGGCATTTTGGCTCATACAGTAATGCCTGCGCCCAGGCTGGAGCTAAACCAATGTTTAATAAGCCCGCTCCAGAATCTTGGTATTCTGATGGATATTCTGATACTAAAATATTTATAGACACAAGAGAGCAGCAGCCACTGGAGTTCAAAAATTCAGAATCCCTAAAATTAGAGTTTGGAGATTATGCGGTTGGCGGAGACGACTATGCGTATACATATGTTGACCGAAAAGGAGAGCAAGATTTTAAGTCTACATTAAGCAAAAATAATCTAGAAAGATTTAGAGAAGAGCTTAAGCGCACAAAAGACTTTGACAGCTATTTATATATAGTAGTTGAAAGCGATTTTACTCAAATCTATAAAAACAACCGATGGGGCCCACATAAATCAAATTTAAAATACATCTACCACAACATGAGGGTCCTGGCCCACGAGTTTGCAGGAACTTGCCAGTTTTTATTTACGGGCAATAGAGAGAACTCTGAGTTAATCATTCCAAAGCTTTTGGTTCTGGGTGATAAATTATGGGATGTGGATTTACAATATTACATAGACAAAGATGGCTTGGGATAAAGGCAACCAACTTCCTAGAACCGACGAGGAGGACTTCAATAAATACTTATTGGGAATTGATGGTTATATTGAAGAAAGAGAAGCTAAAATTTTGTTGTATAAATTTCTTAGAGAGAATATTACATTTACTACAGATTTAATCTCTGGGGTAAATCTTTTCCCTTTCCAGCATATGGCGATTAAAGCTATGTTTGAAACAGATTATTTTATGGGAGTATGGAGTCGTGGTATGTCAAAATCTTTTACTACTGCAATATTTGCATATTTGGACGCAATCCTAAACCAAGGCGTTGAAATTGGAATATTGTCTAAGTCATTTAGGCAGGCAAAAATGATATTCAAAAAGATTGAAGATATTGCCGCAAAACCAGAGGCCGAATATTTATCTCAATGCATAACTCATAAATCAAAAAGTAATGACGAGTGGCTTTTGGAGATTGGGCGATCAAGAATTAGGGCTCTTCCCTTGGGAGATGGAGAAAAACTTCGTGGTTTCAGATTTCATAGAATAATCATCGATGAGTTTGCTCTCATGCCTGAAAGGATTTATAATGAGGTTATTATACCATTCCTAAGTGTTGTAGAAAATCCAACCCAAAGGGAAGAGCTTTACAATACAGAAACAGAATTAATAAAGCAGGGTAAAATGAAAGAAGAAGATAGGTATATATGGCCGAACAATAAATTGATTGCTCTTTCTTCCGCAAGTTATAAATTTGAATATATGTATAAGGCTTATGAGCAGTTTGAGGAGCTTATAAGGGTCGGCAGCAATAGCAAGGCTGACGCACATCGTACAATTATGCAATTTAGTTATGACTGCGCGCCAAAGCAGTTATATGATAAAAATTTGATAGAGCAAGCTAAATCCACAATGAGTCAATCTCAGTTTGATAGAGAGTTTGGTGCAGTCTTTACGGATGATAGCTCTGGTTATTTTAAGACATCAAAAATGGCGGCATGCACACTAAAGGATGGAGATAAAACAACCGTTGAGGTTGCTGGAGAGGTTGGGGCAAAATACATTCTTTCTTTTGACCCTAGTTGGGCAGAGAGTGAGAGTAGTGACGACTTTGCTATGTCGGTATTTAAATTAAATGACGAAAAGAAGATGGGTACGCTAGTTCATTGCTATGCTTTGTCTGGAGCAAATCTAAAACAACATATTTTTTACTTCTATTATTTGCTCAAGCATTTTAATATTGTTGCAATATGTGGGGACTATAATGGAGGGGTACAATTTCTTAATGCTGCAAACGAAAGTAGTTTGTTTAAAAAGAATAAACTCAAAATCAATTGTATTAACACAAACTTTGATGATGTAGAAAATTATCAAGACAGGTTGCGAGAAGGAAAAATAGAATATAATCTTGACAATAAAACAATCTGTTATCTAAGAAAGCCTACCAGTCAATGGATCAGAAGGGCAAATGAATTGCTGCAAGCTAATTTTGACCATAAAAGAATATTGTTCGCAGCTAGGGCAATCAATGATTCATACAATGAGCAAAGAAGAAAAAAGATTCCTATAGACAAACTTCAGTTTCTGAGAACTTCTCTGCATATTGATAAAGAAACAACGTCCGCAAAAATGATTGATTTTGTCGAACATCAATTTGATATGCTAAATCTAACAAAGACGGAGTGCGCCCTAATTCAAATCACAACATCTGCATCAGGAACACAAAGTTTCGATTTGCCGTCAAATCTAAAAAGACAGACTGGTCCAGAGAAAACAAGAAAAGACTCCTACTCATCATTAGTACTTGGAAATTGGATGATTAAGTTATATTATGACCTGATGGCGGTTAAAGAAGAAAAACCTATTGTGAGTTTTACTCCCATGTTTATAAAGTAGGTGTATTAAAAATTAATGGATAAACCATATAAATATACTACAGTTTTTGAGAATACAGTATTCGCATCCAACAATTTAGATTCAGTGAATATCAGTGAGGCATCTTTGGACTCACTCAAACCACTTATTCCAGATAATATTGATCTTGAAAGAAATATTGATTTAGTTGGCGTTGCATTTAATGCAGCGGTAGTAAATAAGTTTAATAGAAACGGAGATGGTATTGATAGCGAAACAGCTGTAGCCATAAAAGACTACTTTGTACATAAACCTACGAATATTGAACATGATAGAGAGCGTGTGGTTGGACATATAGTATCTGCTGCTTTTTCTAAGTTTGAGGAGGGTTCCGAAATTATGACTCCAGAGGAGGCCATAACAAAAGATGGCCCATACAATATTGCATTGGGTGCTGTAGTCTATAAAACCGTAAGTAAAGAATTTTCTAATTTATTGCTTCAATCGACTGATAAAGATAGTGATTATTATCATCATGTGTCCGCAAGTTGGGAGGTTGGATTTAATGATTATGTTATAGCGGTAGGAAGCGACGATCTTAATGAATCGAGCATCATTTCCGATCAAAAAGAAATAGAGGCCTACGCGCCCTATCTAAAGTCTTTCGGGGGAAGAGGAAAATTAAAAGATGGAAGAAGTGTTAACAGACTGATAGTTGGCGATATATATCCTCTAGGCATTGGCTTTACGTCAAATCCAGCGGCTGATGTAAAAGGTGTTATTGTGGAAGACCAAGAACCAAAGAAAAAAAGAGAGCCAAAACAACCCATTGACAAAATAATTGTTAAGAGCAAAAAAATTTCCCATTCAATTAATGAAAATGTACTAACAAAAGAACCCAAAAATAATTTTACCAATATGGAACAAGAACAAATCATCAACGAACTCCGTGCTGCTTTAGACGAGAAACTCGGCAAGCAAGAATTCTCCGAAGAGGCAGTGGCAAGCATGACTAAAGTATTTAGTGATGCTATCAGGGAAAAAAGCGAGCAGTATGTCGCAGACCTCGAAAAGGCGCAAGCCGAGAAAGAGGAAGCTGTCCAGGCTCACGATTCGCTTCAAGACAAAGTTTCCGAAGTAGAGGAGCAGCTTAAGGCCACAGAGGAAAAGCTCGCTGCACTAGAAGAGGAAAATCAATCTAAAGAAGCAGAGGTTCGATTCAATAGCAGAATGGAAGCTCTTGACGAAATCTATGAGTTGGACGACGAAGATCGCAAGATCTTGGCATCCGAGGTCGCTGAGCTAGATGAGAGTGAAGATTCCTTTGCCTCCTATCAAGACAAGCTTGCTCAAGTATGGAAGCATAAGAACAAGGAACACATCACTCAAGTTGCCGCAGAAATGGAAGAGAAAATCAGCGCCGAAGTTGAAAAACGACTGGCTGAGCTTCAAGACTCCAAAGCGAGCGACGAAAAAACCGAAGCTCCCGAAGCCGAAGAAGTCACCGAAGAAGCTCTCGACAATGTCGAAGCCGAAGAAGCGGTTGTAACTAACAATAATGCTGAAGTCGCAGAAACCGAAGAGTCTCTTAGAGATCGCTTCGCCAAGACTTTCAGGGACTCTGTAAAAATTTCATATTAACATTTAGGAGAAAATAACACATGGCTAAAAGAATACTACCATACCGAGATTACAGCGAACACGACGTAATTAACGGGTTCTCTTTGGATACTGCTAATTCGACCCTTAGTACTTGGGTTCCGAATAACACTTCCAATAGTGAACACGATGCAGGCGTCGTAGTCTGTGTATCAGCGGGATCACTTCCAGGCGATTCCCCAGCGCACCAGAAAGATTCTGGTGATAAGTTGAGAGATTACCTGGGGGCAAGTTTTAGTTCTGCGAGCATAGGATATAGTTCCTATCCGTATAATGACATGCTTGTCGTGCCTGCAAGTGGCCAAGCTCCCGCATTGGGTATTACCCTTCGGGAATCGTTGGCATTCGATGAAAATGGAGAGAAAATGCTCTATTATCCTCAAAAACTAGACGAAGCTCAAGGAGTACTTCCTGGGCATTCCGTTCCAGTTCTCACTAAGGGAACCGTTCTTCTCAATGAAGACGCGTTTACCAGCTTGCCTGATCTGGGCAACACTCTTGAAGTCGGAGATTTTGGTGGAGAAGGCCAACTTAAGCCTACTACCAGCATCACCGACAACAGCGTTGGACATGTTATCGCTACTGGTAAGAACAGTGATGATGACGGAAAGTCGAAGTTTTTAGTAAAACTTTCATTCGAAGGACAATCATAATTAACCTTGGAGAAAAAACGTAAATGAAAATCACACTAGAAAGAACTCCCGAACAAGTAGAGCTCGTTAAAGCGATGGCGTCCAAAAATAGGGGCGTCTCATACGAGGCCCAAACTGCTCTTGCCGAATTTATCGGCCCAGTTTTGGCAGAAGTTGTAAATGCAGCTCCTACGGTTAGTAATATGTTTAGCTCTCTCCAATTCAATGCTGATGATAACCCCAGCATTCCATTGGACCTCTATCATGATATTACCGATGAGGACTACATTCAGGTCTGGAGCCAATCCGTTCCTGGTGGTCTACCAAGCAACCAAGTCGCTCCTTCGCAAAGCGAACTGAAGTTCACTACTTATACGCTCGATAGCGCTCTAAGTTTTGACAAACGTTACGCTTCGCGTTCGCGCCTTGACGTTGTAAGTAAAACCTTCACTCGGATGGCCCAAGAGATTCTCCTCAAGCAGGAGAAAACCTCGGCGGTTATGATTATGACCGCTCTGCATAATGCAGAGACCAAAGGAACCAAGCATGTTATTCGTTCTGCTCAAGCAAATCGATTCTTGCTTTCCGACCTCAATAAGTTGATGACCCGCGCCAAACGGATTAATACCGCTTGGACTGGCGGAACCCCCGCTGATCGTCGTGGTCGTGGAATCACCGACCTTCTGGTCTCTCCTGAGATCATCGAAGAAATCCGTGGTTTGGCTTATAATCCAGTTAACACCGTTCACACTGACG